TGTTTGTATTACTGTACTTATATTGCCTTCTGCATCTGTAATTCTTGAGCTTAAACTGTTTGATGTTTGAATCAATGAACTTATATTGCCTTCTGCATCCGATACCCTTAATTCAATAGCTGTAGAAATTTGAGATAAAGAAGAAATGTTCCCTTCTGCATCACCTAATCTCGTTGAGAAGAGTTCAGATGTAAGAATCAGTTCAGCAACATTTCCGAAATTATCAGTCAATCTTTTATTGAAATTAGTTGACAGGTTTTCAAAGTCAACATTCTGCATTCCATACTCTATTTCTTTACGAAGTATAAAGTAGTTGTCTAAGAGCATTTCTATTTTTTGATCTACAGACTTAGCGCCGTTTACGTCAGGAATCGGCGTTGTTATCATCGCCATACAACACCACCCCCGACAACTTTCTTCTGTATGCTATAGACCTCAGCATATTTATTACCTTGAATCTTAATCTTGAGTTCACTTACAGCATTTATGCTTATTGGAATATTCTTTACAGTATCGCTGTCATATCTGTAAACTGCAACTCTTTTAAAATCTTTTCTATCTTCCGATATTAACACCTCAATCTCTGTATCATATTCCGCATAGATTGAAGCATAAATCGTAGTATTCTTTTTATTGACCTTGCCTATTTCACTTAAATCCGTCAGTGTGAACTGCCATTCTATTTCTTCTGTACCGGAATTAAATTTATAAACCTTGCCATCCGCAGCTAAGCAATACAATATATCCCCATCTTGAGCAAAGTCTACCGCCTGCATATCATCTTCACGCCACCATAGCTGTGTCAAACTATCGAACACATATAAATTGTATTCTGTTCCATTATAAAGGCTTAAATATAAAAATCTGCCATTAGTACCAGATACGCCACTTACATAATTTTCATTCAAATTCAGTGATATATTAGAAGCTTGACCGCCACCATATCTGAATACACCTTGTTTATTTAGCATATAAAGTACAGAATTGACCTCTACCAACGAATTATTTTCGGATGTTCCCGTTTTACTAACTTCAATAACAGTAAAATTAGATGGTTTCTGTCCGTATAACTCATGATGATAGTTTTCTTTTAAAGCGACAACATGATTTTGATATTCAATACAGCCTTTAAATTCACCCGGGGAAGCAACATCCACGGCATAAGCTCCTACCTCTGATGGATTACCGTCAACATCGACAAAAGTTGTCCAATCCTGGATGTTACCCAAAGCGCAAGCGTATATAGTAGAGCCTTTTACCCCGAATACTCTGTTATCATGCACACAAGCATAATCAATATCAGGACAACTTCCTGCTGCCGGATACACTGAGGCATTACCTATATTTCCATTTGTTCCGTCTGTTTCGTTATAGTATTTCTTATCAGGGAATATACAAATTTTCTTATGGAATTCTACAATGCTTTTCCTCCCTGTCGAAAGTCCCGAAAATTTTAAAACTCCATCAACATAAAACTTACCATCAGCTATGTAATAAAGCTTCTGCCCTTTAAAAATAGCTTGAGGATTGACTATATCTTGATATATAACCTCTCTTGGTTTCCTTGTAGTAAGCTTAGGGTAGTCTTTCAAGGATATATTTTTACAGTCAATCATTTCATTGGTTGATGCCGATATGGTTCTGTTCAGTCCTCTAAAATCAATAATGCTTGTTTCAGATTTAGGCAACTCGTTTAAGATTGGTAGTTTCATTTCTTAAACGCCCCCTTGTAATCATATTGTCTTACAGGAGAAGGTTGTTTTCTTGTTTTCATATAGTTCATATACTCTTTCATTGCATTATTATGTAACATCGAAAAATTGTTATAGCTTGGTATATCATTCGAATACAAGTCAATCTGCGATGCAACATAATACTCATATACTTCTGAAAATTCCTCTGTCAGCAACAATTCATCCGTATCAATGTTTTCATATTTTAACGATTCGAATTCAGTTTCATCATTGACTATCAGCCTTAATTTTGCTTCTATCTTACTTAAAAATGACAATAAAGCCGTGTTTTCAAGTATACACGGCTTAAATTCTCTTACTCTATCGATTAACTCTAAAGGTGTCATAGCCACACCTCCTTAAAATCCTGCTCTTTGTTTTGCATCCTCGATGTATTTATTTGCAGTACGCAATTCTCTGTCCTTGCTTTCCAATACAGTCAAAACATATCTTGGTATTTTCACCAATTCGCCCCTTTTGATTATGAAATTGCTGCCGTTTACTATAACAACAATGTCGTCCTTGTACTTGCCATCATCCTTAAATGCCATGTAAGGAACTCTTTCCTTCATGTATTCATTTGGATCAAATTCTTTTGCTTTTACTTCTTCTTTTACTTCAACTTCTTTTAAATTCGTTTCCTCTGCTGTGCCTTTCTTTGTTTCATCTATAGTTGTTTCAGGTTCTTTTTTAGCTGCCATAATATCCTCCCATAATTTTAATTAAATTAAAAAGGAGCGTTCGTAACGCTCCTTAGTTTATTAGTTTATTCCTGCACCGTAGTCATTTTCTTCTGTGCAAGTTTCAAGTCTTACCATGTAGGCATCAGTTAATACAACCGCACCTTGAATAGCTTTCCAACCTTGAGTCGAACGTTGATCCAATGGATCGGCTGTTCCGGCTGAGCCTTTAGCTTTAACGATATTCTGTAATCCTCCACCATCAATAGTAGTAACGCCGTATGCATCTTCACCTATGATAAGGGTTGAATATACATCACGACCTTTGGCTCCTGCTTCACCAGGATATACTATTTCTCCATCGCCAGGAGTACCTGTTACAGTTTCTTTTACAGTTATTGTTGCAGCTCCAGCAGCTCCTGCGGCTGCTTCTGCAACTGTATAAAGAACGCCTTTAACTATAATTTTTCTTCCTACTAAAGCCGTTGCATCTGCTGCCGTTAAAACTTCATCAATAGTAAATGTTTTGCTTGATAAAGAAGCAACCGTTAAATCTCTTGCACCTGCCGATAAATCTTCCGCATGGAATATCTTAGCCTCGGTGGATTCAACAAATCTAACGCCTTCTATTTTCCCGATTTCACCATTATACCAGTTCTTTGGGTTGTAGTTAGTTACAGATTGCCATTTTGCATCCTCGGTCAAGTGATAGGATACGTCAGGATGAATTATTGCAACATAACTGTCACCTTTTTTCTTCGCAAGGTATCTTTTTAGTGTCTTAACAGCGTTCTTAACCATTTTAACAGTAATATAATGATTTCCTGTAGATTCGCCACCTACAAGCAAGTGTCTTGCAAGTATAGAGCCATCACCATACTGTACGTTAGTTCCAGTATTGATTATATCTCTAACAACCGTATCAAGAGTTCTTCCCGACTGGTCTCCCAAATCTCTAAGGTTATCATTAATAATAGGGTCAATAGCTGTAAGCTCCAATACGTCAGAAGTAGTAATGTAATCTCCGAACTGATGAACAGGAGCAGTCATTGCCTTTACTTCAATCTTTCTTCCGTCAGGAGTTACGCCTTCTGTTAAAGGAGTTAAAGCTTTAGGAAGAGGATCTCTCCTTCTCCATTCCTGGGACTTTCCACCCCTCTTAGGTATAGGTTTCTTTTGACCGAATTGCCCATGTACCAATAAAGGTTTTGCATATCTTATAAGATTTTTATTGTAGTAGGTTTTCATTTCAGGAGATAAATCCTGTCCTGCACCTGTCTGAGCAGTTACGTTAGTATTAGGATTTACACCCATTGCTAACACCATAGTAAGATTAATTACCCTTTTCCCAATGTTTGTTTTTGAAAGCAGAAACATTGAAGCTGCTAATATTATAAGTAATATCAAATACATACTTTATCCTCTCTTTCATTTTTAAAATGTAATTCGCTCCCCTCTTGCAGCTCTTTCCTCTAATTCGGCAAGCTGTTCATCCGTCATTTTAGAAGGATCGATTTTTATCGAGGCGGCCTTTGTTCTCTTTGTTGCATTTTCAGAAATTCTTGTGCCTTTTGCCTTCACATTGTCAATTACGTTTTTCTTTGCTTTTATAGTCTGTTTCTTTATCAGTTCATCAACATGGAGTGCATCATAAGCTTGTTTGAAAGGAACTCCGGAACCTAACATTTGCAAAAAGCTTTTATTCTGCATGAGTTCTTCGGGTTTTATATCTCCGTAAAGCTCCGAATTACTCTTTGAAAGCTTATCGCAGTCAGCATTAAAGGCATTAAAAAAAGCCTGCTGTCTTTGTTGCTCCTGCATGGCTCTAAAATTTCTTAATTCTTGTTGTTCTTGCTGTTGTTTTAACAGTTTTTCTTTTGTTGTACCCCTTTGATATGCAATATCTTCTAAAAGCTCCTCAGTCTTTTTCTTTAGTCCTTCTATGCCTTCAACCTCGAAATATTGCTCAAAGGTATGTAGCAAGTTGTCGTATTCTTCATTTTTCTTTCTCTGTTCACCGAGTCTTTTCCCTATGACGTTATCCATATAGGCTTGATGTTCATCTTTTGATTTGAATACCATGAACGGCTTATCATCTTCCTCTGTTTCTTCTTCCTCTTCGGATTCCTCTTCACCGTCTTGCGTATCTTCCTCACCTTCATCATCATCAAGTTCATCGATATCATCATCAAGTTCATCATCGGTTTCTTCGGTATCATCAAATTCATCGATACCCTCATCATCCTGCTCACCGTCTACAGGATCATCAATTTCTTCATCATCTGCGGCGAATAATTGTAACTTTAATTTTTCGAATATCATTATATCCTCCTGCACCCTTTGGGCGAAAATTTAAAATTTATTTTTAAAGCGCTGTAATACAGCGAAATTAACGAATAGGATTATTAACTAATCCATCAATATTGCCTTTAAGTTGCTCAATATATGTGTTCTGCTCCTCAATCTGTGCTTGATATACTTGTAGAGCTTGTTGCATCTGCATAAACTGTTGCTGCATTTGCATCATCTGATTATACATTTCTCCATTCTCTTTGACTTTCAGCAGTAACTTTTCCTTGCCGTCAAAAATCATGTTGTCTAATAGCAATGTAGCCGGAATAGCGGCTTCCGGATTAAATACACCGCGCTCAAATAAATCAAGCATCATTTGATTGTGTGAGATAGTATTAAACGGGTTTTCCTTTTGTGCTATTATCTCAATGTCATAGACAGGCTTTCTGTATTCAGGCTCCCATTCCGGATTAGGTATTTGATTTCCTTCTGCATCGAGCAAATATGCCTCATCCATATTTGTGATTTGATTTATCATGTTCGCATTATTAAAAGTAACATATTTGGGCTTGTTGTCCTCTCCGGTAATTCTAAATTGCCTATCATCAGAATAGAATTCTCTTATCAGCTCAACAACCAATGTAACAAGTTTTTTAAAGCTCCTGTAATTAGATTTAACCAAATCCCTTGTTGTTTTGTTTCCTGCTTCCTGTAAGGCCGCTATTGCTCCGAAAGCTGTTACTCCTCCCGTAGTGCCACCCTGGTTAAAGTCACGATTACCGGACAACTCTTTCATTTCTTGTATTTTGTTTTCTCTTATTTTTGTGACTATATCCGGCAATGCCTTAGCCTGGAACGCTCTTACAGCGCTTTCATCGACATTGGTGGAGCTTACGATTACTTCCTTAGATAAATCCATTATGTCATCAGGATTTACTCCGCCATCCTCTTTAGTCAGCCATCTTTGCTTAGATGCAACAACACCGTTATTAAGAGAGAGTACGTCAAGTTTATCAACATACCCTTGATTGTTTTTATTCATATCAATCAAACCCATTCCTTCAAGTGTGCCTTCCAAAGAAATGTATTGGTCGATAATAAAAGGATATCTGCCATGAGCATATATCCCTGTTTGTGCTGTATCTGTATTAGTAATCGATGATTCAAGTGCAACATCGTTAGCCATTTTAGTAAGATGTACTATCTGCCTACCATCCTCTGCAATAGTCCTCTCATAGCAATCTATAACAAGAGTTTTGTTTGCAAGTATTGTTTGGTCTTGCCCTTCATAAGTCTTTATTTGTACCGCATCTTGACCGCCATATGTTTCCGCACTTTCAGTTAATTTATCAGGATATTGCTCTTTTAATATATCGGTATCGATTAAGGATGTAACAAAAACATACCTGCTATCCTGTAAGTTAGTACAATTCGGCTCCCAATAAATCCTCAGTATGTCCAGGTAATTGATTGCTATATCACCTAAGCCGTTCTCAAGCGTATCATCCCAGGTGACAGATAAACATCCAATCCCTTGTTTAATCTTATACATACAATACTTATCGTAAACATCATCCCAATTAGCATTTTGCATGATTACAGGGACAACCTTAGTCAGTCTTTCGGCTTCTACCTCATCATTCTTTTCTCTTGCCATGAATACCGGAGCAGGCTGATTGTCCATTAAATCGGCGTGTTTATTAAGTATTGCATTTAGCAATGTCCCGGATGTTGGTTCATCGCCATCTGTTTTGTCAATCAGATATTGCCAGTATTCTTGTCTAAACCAATTCTCATTCTCGATAATTTTCATATCGAAAGCTTCTCTTGCTGCTCTGTACTCTGTGAAGGCATCGATATATTTCGTAACATCAATATCTTTTATCTTATGCAATGCTGATTCATCTGTAGGTTTTATAATTTCAGGCAATCTTCCAACCTCCCTTCAATCTTTATTTTCTTAATGTTTCCGCATTTATTACAACGGTATACTGCATCTACAACAGGCGTATTTCCTTTATACCGCAGGAACTTGTAACCTATGTATCTGTAATTATGCCTGCATAACAGGCGTAGTAGTCTTCTAAGCATGGCCGCACTATAGTTTAATTCCTTCCACTATAGCTCTCTCCATAAGGAATGAAGCGTATAAATCCATTGCTTTGAGCTGAGCGTTTAATAAATCATAAGTACACGATGGTTTAAATGTCAATGTTCCTTCTTTATAACTCCTTAACATTCTATCTAAACCCCTCATCCTAATTCTCAATTGCAAATATTCAGCCTTAAACCTTTCTTTGTAGTCCTCGCTGTTCATCATATCAACAGTATCACTTAAAATAACTTCTCTTACCGCATTCATAATTTCCTCCAATTATTTTCAAATTTTCATATTATTAAAAACACGTCCCAAACTGTCATAAGGCGTGGTTATAATCGGTCTTTCAATCATATTCAGTGGGTCATCCTGAGGTGTCCATATCTTCTTAGACATCATATTTTTACGCTGTTTTATCGGTCTTGCCATACACATATATCTTGTTTCATCGTAAATGTGATCTTCTGTATCTGTGTCAATATCCTCAACATCCTTCAAATCATAAACAATGTTCGGCATAGTCCTTATAAAGTCTTTACAGTTGCTAAATACATACATCATCGGCAAACCGTCAGTATCAAAAGCTAATCTGTAATGTAATTGCATTTTCCCTGCAATACGTTGATTATCAGCAGGCTGCCAAAAGATACCCCTTCTTTCAAATATTCTTGCAATACTTCCATCCGGCATCCCGTTATCTGCAAATATGGAAGGGTCTGCATATCCTATTATCTTATTTCCTTTTTCGTATTTATCTTCATAAGCTTTAACCAAGTCAGCAACCTTATCAACCGACATATAAAGTCCTTTGTTCGGCTCTTTTGTTACCCTTGTAAAAGGGTCTTTTTCAGTTCCATACATTTCATGGTACCTATATAGTCTGCCGGAAGGGTCTTCTGCCCAATAACCAACGCTAAACGGTCTTGAATACCCCCAGTCGAATGAACGATATCTTTTCCAATCAGAAGGAATAACAAAAGGGTCTATGACATGAGTTTTCTGCCTTGTTTGATAATTCTTAGGGTCGTTTACCCATTCTGTAAATACCTGCCCCTCAAATACATCCCAGTTACCCTCAAGCAATGCTTTTTGCAAAGCTTCAGGGAGCATTTCAAGCTGAATGATATAATCTTCAGTCAGGTGAGGATTATCAGTTACAAGTGCAGGAATATATTGTCTTGTAACGATTGTATTCTTCTGCAAAGTCCTTGAATATGTTTCAAACTTCTGTATCTTATACGGCTCCAAAGCATCGATATACATCGACTTAACCCATCCATGACCAACGCCACCAGGGTTAGCGGTAAATCTTTTAAAAGGCTTCACATTAAGTGACTTCGGCGCTCTTACTCTCGTCAGCAAGAAATCAAATATTTCTTTTTTAAACTTTGTAAGCTCATCTATGAACAACCTATTCATTTCAGCGCCTTGATAATTGTAGGCATCTACAAGATTCCTTGCATACCTAAAATGCAATACAGATCCGTTTTGCAGTCTGTAATCATGATCAGATCCGATATATCTACCTAATTCTTTTGGTATTGATAGTTGTGCTTCCTTTACAAGTGTATCTCTGAGTTCAGGATATGTGTTTCTAAATAAATACGAATGCACTCCTGGATACTCCATACCATCGATGAAGGCTTCCATTACTGTAGCTTTGCTTTTTCCTCCCCCTGCAGCACCACCGTATAAAAGTTCATCTGCCGTGGATGTATGATACATAGCTTGCTTTTTGGTAGGTATATAATCTATATTGATATCTATTCTTCATCACCATCCTTCTCAGGTCGTGGTATTGAATGAATAAGATTAATTGTCTTTGTATCATCGTCATCCTTCTTGTTATATAATCCTGCCATTTCAAGCAATACTTTCCCGTGATTAAAGCTTCCTCTCTTAGCTTCTCTCACAAAGGCATTGATAACAGGAGCAATAGATTGTTGCACTATGCTTTCTGAAAGCTCCTTATATAACTTTACAAACTCAGGCTTTTCAAAGGCAGTATAATAGATATTTCTTGTGCATTTTGCAGCCTTACAAATGTCGGTGATAGATTTCATTCGATAATCGGGATTTATCAATATTTCAAGCAGCGCCTTTTCCTTTTCTGTAGGCTTGTATTTTGTTGAGTTTCGTTTACTCAAATCAACCACCGCCTAATATATCCGGAAGTTCTTTGTCTATCGAATTCCAATCAAGCCCATATTTAGTTAGAATGTCACTGAAGTCCTCTATATTATGTGGTACTATCTTCAATCCCTTTTCTCCGATGCCAATATGCCTTAGCTCGTGGTACATCAGGACCTTCAACTGATTTTCATTCAGAAACCCTGTATTTCGCTCAAAATAGGTTATTATAAAGTCATATGGCAGGTATGCTTTATATAAATCCGTTACTTTTCTGCATTCTGCATAGGTAATCTTCTCACCCTGTTTCTTCTCATGACTGATGATGTAACCGATTTTAATACCATATTCCTTTATAAAATTGAACTCCGGAAAGTGCTTAATAATCTTATCTCCAAGCCTTCTTAATTCATGGCTGACTTCTGCTTCTCCAATATTTAGCTGTTTTCTTAAATTACGTATACGAATAGTTTTGTCTTTATTGTTTTGCTTTCTCCATATGCTATATAGTTCCTTGTAGGCTGCGCATGGAATTTCGCAACCATCTGCATAATAACAACTATTGCATATTTCGCTTATCATGCGCTCACCTCATTTCTATTGAATCTACCCACCCCTGTCCCTATGCAGTTTAATCACACGCCTGCATCATCTCAATAATTTTGCAAAATAAAAGCGCCTGTAACCCCAGGCGCTCGAAGGGTAAAAATATATAGGAGGTTTCCAGACCGTAGCTGCAACCTTACCAACGTTACTCACAATCTAAAATAGTTTCGTAATGCTCCT